AGCTGCTGATCAACCATGCCATGGGCCACAACGTGAAGGTGTACATCCAGTCCGACGTCATGGCCCGCAAACGCGAGGCGCTGGAGAAGTGGCACGCACACCTTGATCAACATGGATTCGGACTGATTCACGGCTTGACCGATGTTAGATCCGGAGATTCTGGTAATTCCGCCAAGGCCGCGCAGGGCGAGGGCTGCAACGCCATTTCGGGACCAACCATAAGCGAGGATTCAAAGTGACAGGGAGGAGCCATGGCCCTGCCTTCAAGAAGGCTGTGATCAGGTTGGCTCAATGCCCTTTGTGCCGTGGGAGAGCGGTCACTCAGGGTGTGTTTCACGAACTACCATGCGACCACTGCAACGCCTCGGGCTTTGTAGCGGCAGAGACCGGCGAAGCCCTACCCCTAGATGAACTGGTGACCCAGCTCAGCATGAGGCTACGGGCAGCGCTCCGGCAGATCGAGCAGTTGAAAAATCCTCAGGCATCCGGGCCTGAGGCTACATATCAGGGAAGCAACCGGCGCGGCGCCGGCGGCACCAATTGCACCGGGGATTGAGGGGGGAAGGACATGAGCAACATAGAGAAGTCTGCAGAGTATCTGCTGGAGCACTGGGGCCGCTGGGTGGTGCTAGGGTCTGGCGTTTCCTGCTGCGCATCGCGAGAAAACACCATCCTCGACCCGATGATCACGGACGATGATGCGCTGTTTATTGACCGCTTGGTGGGGCGTCTAAATAAACGCTACCCGGAGTGCGGCAAGGTCATCATTAACTACTACACCTCTCGCGACACTGCCCTCAGGGATGTTGGCAAGAAGCTTGGCTTCGGCGAGGAGAAGACCCGCCAGCTGTGGAAAGCTGGCGTCGCCTGGATTGATGGTGCTCTGGATAATCGTCGGGAGGCGGCTTGACGTCCCCGGTCCTTAGTCGTATCTTTCATGTTACTTTGCGGTAGGTGCGCGAGAGCAAACTCGCCATTACCTGCAACCCCTTAGAGCCTCGGCATTTGCCGGGGCTTTTTCGTTTTCGGCTCCTCCACACCCATCGCTCCGAGCTGGGAGTGCTGTTGGGGCCGAACCTAATGCGCTCCCAGAAACGGGAGGAATCGAGATGCCGAACATGCCTGAGAAGGATCCTGGCCTGTGGGCCGCCGTGCTCGCCTGGGTGCTGGCTCACCAGCCTCAGCTTTACACAGGTGGAATGGCCGCTGCGGTGGCTATGTGCCGCGTCATCTACGGCGGTGGCCACGGGCGCAAGATATTTCTTGAGGGCACGATCTGCGGATTAATCGCCATCAGCTTGCTCCCGGTGCTGGAGTACTTCTCGCTTCCGCCCAACTTATCCGTCTTCGCGGGCTGCATGGTTGGCTTCATGGGCGTGGAGAAGCTCCGCAGCTACTCCGATCTGTTTCTGTCTCGCAAGGCTCAAGGATGACCAGATGATCGTGCTCACCGATATCAACAGCCTCAGGCAGCTGGCGTTCGTCGCGAGCACAGAGCTAGCCGTTAGCTGGGTTGTCGCGCAAGAGGCTTCCCTTGCCGCCGGCCGCTAAGCGTGGCTGCCGAGCGCCCATGTGCGCAGGCCTTACCAGTGAGCGGCATGGCTACTGCACCCAGCATGAAAAGCTGGCCAGCGGCTGGAATGACCCAAACCGTGGCACCCGCGAGCAGCGCGGCTATGACAGTCGATGGCGTCGGGTCCGCTCCAACATCCTCAAGCGTGACGGCTACCGCTGCCGCTGTGACGACTGCAAGCGCCTTGGCCGCGTGCTACCGGCCGGCGAGGTTGACCACCGGATACCGAAGTTTGAAGGCGGCAGCGATGACCCCAGCAACCTCTACGCAATCAACCGTGTCTGTCACAAGCGCAAGACCCAAGCCGAAGCGCTGCGAGCGCGGACAGTTCAGTGAGCTGCAGGCCAAGGCGCTGCGCATGCGGCGCTACGCGGTGTCGATCAACGCTCACCCCAGGCTGATCGCGCTGGGTGACTACCAGTTTGATAAAGCTTTGTTTTTTCGTGCAAAGGCACCGAAAAACGGGCGCTGTTCTGGATATTTCGCGGCCCTCGCTGAATTAAACAGGGCCTTGGAAACATATTCCTTCGCGGGCGCGCCTCGGCCGATGACCCTGCCTAACCTGGCTCCGCTGCTACGGAAAAAAGTTCGAAAAATCGTCGAAAATCGTTTGACAGGCTCGAAATGTCGTGATTTTGACGCGAAAAGGGGGAGGGGCGGGTCAAATCTCTAGGGGCTTCACGCTCCGACCCCGTACGCCCAATCGTTTCCTTACGACCGCGAAATTAAAAGTTTTGTAACTGGGTAGGAGGTGCCCGTTATGGCCAGAGGCCGCCCCCCGAAACCCACGGCGCTCAAGGTGATCCAGGGCAACCCTGGTAAGCGCGCCCTGAACAAGAACGCTCCGACCCCTGATGCGCTGGCCAAGGTGCCCGACCCGCCTGGCTGGTTTGGGCCGATCGCCGCGAGTATCTGGCGTCAGGCTGCGCCCTGGCTGGTCCAGTCGAAGATCCTCACCGACACCGACCTGCACAACCTGGAGGTGTTCGCTATGGCCTACCAGCGATGGCGGGAAGCCCAGGAGGACATCACCAAGAACGGCATTGTGGTGATGGGCGCCAAGCAGGAAATCAAGAACCCCGCGTGCACTGTGGCCAACGAGGCAGCACGGCAAATCAGCACGTTCGGCGCAGCCCTGGGGTTGGACCCGGCAGCGCGCGCGCGGCTCAAGCCGGGCGAAGAGTCCGACGAAGAAAACGAATTCCTGACCCTGCTGCAGGGAGGAAAAAAGGGCAGGTAAAACATGGCTGCTTACCCGAACGTCAACGCGGCGAACAAGTACGCCCGCGATGTCGTCGGGGGCCGGATCGAGGCCTGCAAGTGGGTGCGCTTCGCCTGCAAGCGGCATCTAGACGACCTGGTGAAGTCGAAGAAACGCACCGGCAAATGGCGGTTCGACAAGGACGAAGCGGAGAAGGTGTGCCGCTTCGCCCAGCTGATGCCGCATGCCAAAGGCAAGTGGGCGGCCAAGGCCGAGCTGATCACGCTGGAGCCCTGGCAGAAGTTCATCCTGTGCAACATCTTCGGTTGGCTCAGCAAGAAGACCGGCCTGCGGCGCTTCCGTGAGGTCTACTGCGAGATTCCGCGCAAGAACGGCAAGAGCGTCCTGGCGGCGGTGATCGGCCTGTACATGTGGTGCATGGACCGTGAGTTCGGCGCCGAAGTGTACTGCGGTGCGACCACCGAGAAGCAGGCCATGGAAGTGTTCCGGCCGGCCAAGCAGATGCTGGCCCGGACCAAGAAGCTGGCCAAGGCCATCGGCGCCGTGATCATGGCGCGCAACTTGTCGATCCCTCGGGACGAAAGCCGCTTTGAGCCGGTGATTGGCGACCCCGGCGACGGCAGTTCACCCAGCTGCACCCTGGTGGACGAGTACCACGAACACGCTACACCGGCGCTGTACGAAACCATGATGACCGGCATGGGCGCCCGTGACCAACCGCTGATGGTGGCCATCACCACATCAGGGTTCAACCTGGCAGGCCCGTGCTACATCCACCGCAGTCAGGTCTGCGACATGCTCAACGCGGCCGCCGGCATCGGTGACCTGCACAACGAAGAACAGTTCGGCATCATCTATACGATCGATGACGACGATGACTGGGAAAGCCCGGCCGCGCTGCGCAAGGCCAACCCCAACTTTGGCGTGTCGGTCAGCGAAGAGTATCTGCTGCGCGCCCAGGCCAACGCCCGGCGTTACCCGTCACGGCAGAACGCATTCAAGACCAAGCACCTCAACATCTGGGTGTCGGCCGCGCATGCCTGGCTCAACATGTCGGACTGGGCCGCCTGCGAAGATTCCTCGCTCAACATTGAGGACTTCTACGGCAAGCCTTGCTGGATGGGCGTCGACCTGGCCAGCAAGTCGGACATTACCGCTGTGGCCCTGGTGTTCCGCGACAAGGTGGAATCGCCAGAAGGCAGCGGCAAGTTCAAGGATCGCTGGACCGTGTTCTGCCGCTCCTACCTGCCTGAGGGCGCGGTGGAGCGGGCATCGCACAACCAGAAGGCCTATGAAGGCTGGGTGCATGACGGCGCACTGCTGACCACTGACGGCGAAGAAACTGACTTCGACGTGGTGCGTGACGACATTCACGACATGGCCGAGCTGTTCGACATTCAGGAAGTGGTCTACGACAAGTGGCGCGCCACGCAGTTGTCACACCAGCTGCTGCGCGACGGTGCCAACGCGGTCGAGTTCGGCGGCGGTTACCACATCATGAACATGCCTATGCGTGAGGTCGAAGCGGCCTTGCTGGCCGGGCGTTTCCGTCACGACGGCGACCCGGTGTTGACGTGGATGGCCGGCAACATCGTCACCCGGGAACACAAGGGCTGCCTGGTGCCGATGAAGGCGGACGAAGGCAAGACCAACATGCGGAAGATCGACGGCATGATCGCCATTTTGATGGCCATGTCGCGGGCACTGCTGGCCGACGCGCCGCAGGAAGACACCGTCTCCGAACACCTCGAAAAACACGGTATACGGACCCTTTAATCATGACCTTGAAGAACCTACGGGAGGCCCTGCGGGCCTGCCGCGAACGCGTGCGCCTGCGTGCTGCAGCGCTGGCCCGGGCCGCTGTGCCCTGGCTGGCCGATGCCGTGGGCTGGGTCGGGCTGGGCATGCTCGGCCAGGGGCTGCGCCTGCAGTACGGCGACCCGGTGGCCTTGATGGTGGTGGGCGGCGTACTGATGGCCGTGTCGTTCCTGGCGGCCCTGCGGGGTGGTGGCTGATGTTCCATAACCTGAGTCGCAAAAGTGCCGGTGCGATCACCACGTCGGCCGCGCTGGCCGAGGCGCTGGGCAGCTACGGCGGCACCTACGCCGGCCAGCGGGTGTCGACCCGGCGGGCCATGCAGCTGGCCACGGTGTTCAGCTGCGTGCGGGTGTTGGCCGAGTCGGTCGGCATGCTGCCGTGCAAGCTGTACAAGCAGAACGGCCGCGAGCGCATCGGCGTTACGGGTAACAAGCTCAGCAAGATCCTGCAGGTGGCCCCCAACGGTTACATGACTGCGCAGGAGTTCTGGGAGCTGCTGGTGGTGTGCCTGGCCCTGCGCGGCAACTTCTACGCGTACAAGGTCGAAGCCTTGGGCACGCTGCAGGAGCTGTTGCCGATGGATCCCGGCGCCGTCCGGCCGCGCATGACCGATGACTGGGAGCTGGTCTACGACGTCACCTGGCGCAACGGAACAAGCGAAACGCTGGGGCAGGACAAGATTTGGCATGTCCGCCTGTTCACCCTGGACGGGTTCACCGGGCTTAACCCGGTGGCCTATGCCCGGCAGGCCATTGCCTTGGGGCTGTCGACCGAGGAACACGGCGCCAAGCTGTTCGAGAACGGCGCGGTGACCAGTGGGGTGCTGAGTACGGATCAGCAGCTCAGCGACCCGGCCTTTGACCGTCTCAAGCAGCAGTTCAATGCCGAGCACGGCGGCGGCCTGGCCAACGCGCACAAGCCCATGATTTTGGAAATGGGCCTCACCTGGAAGCCGGTCAGCCTCAACCTGGAAGACAGCCAGTTCCTCGAAACCCGCAAGTACCAGCGTTCGGAGATTTGCGGCCTGTTCCGCATTCCGCCGCACATGGTGGGCGACCTGGAAAAGGCGACGTTCTCCAACATCGAGCACCAAGGCGCCGACTTCCTGAACAACGCCCTGGTGCCGATCCTCACCCGCATTGAAGCGCGGGTGCGGGTCGGCTTGATGACCGACAAGGAACGCGAAACCCACTTCGCCAAGTTCAACACGGCGGCGCTGCTGCGCGGCGACCTCAAGTCGCGCCTGGAGGCCTACGGCATCGGCATCAACTGGGGGATGTGGTCCCCCAACGATTGCTTGGCCAAGGAGGACGAAAACCCCCGGCCGGGCGGCGATGTGTACCTGACCCCGATGAACATGACCACCAAGCCAGAGGGCAGCAACAGTGCTTAAGAAAATGCACGTCCCCTTCCAACTCAAGTCGCTTTCCGAGGCCGGCGAGTTTGAAGGGTATGGCTCCGTGTTCGGGGTCAAGGATCACGGTTCCGATATCGTCATGCCCGGCGCCTTCACCAAGTCGCTGGCCGGCTGGAGGGCCAAGGGCAAGTGGCCGCCCGCGCTGTGGCAGCACGACACACACGAACCGATCGGCCCGCACCTCGACATGAAAGAGGACGAAACCGGGCTGTTCGTGAAGGGCAAGCTGCTGATTGAAGATGACCCGGTGGCCCGCCGGGCGTATGCCCACATGAAGGCGGGCAGCGTGAACGGCCTGTCGATCGGCTATTCGCTCAATGACTATGAGTGGGACAGCGCCAAGGGCGCGTACCTGCTCAAGGAAATTGAGCTGTGGGAAGTGTCGGTGGTGACCTTCGCCATGAACGAACTGGCCTTCGTCACCGACGTCAAGTCGATGCTGGCCAAGGGCGAAGTCCCCACCGAAGAAGAGTTGGAGCACGCCCTGCGCTCCGTGGGCCTGTCGCCGGCGCAGGCCAAGAGTTTCCTGACTTCGGGCTACAGCGGCCTGCAGCAACCCGAACAGCGCGATTCCGTCACGCTGAAATCCCTGCAACACCTCATTCAAAAACTGTCCCAGTAAGGATTCGCCATGCCCGTTGATAATCAAGATATCGCCCAGGTCGCACAGGAGCTGGGTGCCAAGTTCGAAGAATTCCAGCAGAAGAACAACCAGCGCATGGATGGCATCCTGCAGGAGAAAAGCAAGCTGGCCGAGTCCGTTGACAAGATCAACGGCACCCTGTCCGAGCTGGACGGCCTCAAAGGCCAGCTGGAGGCCATTCTGGCCAAGCAGAACCGCCCTGGCGGTGGCGGCACCGGCGCCCCGCAGGATGTGGCCGAGCACAAGAGTGCGTTCGGCGCGTTCATCCGCAAGGGCAATGAAGACGGTCTGCGCGACCTGGAGCGCAAAGCGCTGAGCACCCTGACCCCCGAGGATGGCGGCTATGCCGTGCCCGAGGAACTGGACCGCACCATTGGCGAGCTGGCCCGTGATTCTGTGGTCATGCGCCAAGAGTGCAAGGTGATCACCATGGGCGGCACCGGCTACCGCAAGCTGGTGAACACTGGCGGCACCACTTCCGGCTGGGTCGGTGAGGCCGACGAGCGACCAGCCACCGGCACTTCCAAGCTGCAGCCGGTCAGCCCGGTGTTTGGCGAAATCTACGCCAACCCGCAGGCCACCCAAGGCATGCTGGATGACGTGTTTTTCAACGTTGAAACCTGGTTGGGCGAAGAGGTCAACACCGAGTTTTCCGAGAAGGAAGAAGCGGCGTTCAGTTACGGTAACGGCGACAAGAAGCCCAAGGGCCTGTTTGCCTACGCTACCGAGGCGAAGAAGGACAAAGAGCGTACCTTCGGCAAGCTGGAACACATTCTGGCCGACGCCGCCACCCTGAGTCCTGATGACCTGGTGCGCATGGTGCACGGCCTGCGCAAGCCATACCGCTCCGGCGCCAAGTGGATGATGAACAACCTGTCGCTGATGGCCTGCCGTCTGCTGCGTGACGAGCAGGGCAACTACCTGTGGCGCCCGGGCCTTGAGCAAGACGTGTCGTCGGTGCTGCTGGGCTACGGCGTGGCCGAGAACGAAGAAATGCCGGACCTCGCCGCCCAGGCGCAGGCCATCTCCTTCGGCAACTTCAAGCGGGCGTACACCATCATCGACCTGATCGGTACCCGCGTGCTGCGCGACCCGTACACCAACAAGCCGTATGTGGGCTTCTACACCACCAAGCGCGTGGGCAGCATGCTGGAGAACCACCAGGCGGTGAAGATGCTGCAGATGCGCGCTGCCGGCTGATAACCCGACTCAGGAGGCGGCCCGCGTAAGCGGGTTTTTTTGTGCATGGAAAAAGTGTTTTGGACCCCAAAACAGCTGCGTATCCAAGCGCGCCTTGAGCCGGACGACGACTCACTGGATGACCAGCTTTCGCTGTACGCACGGGCCGCCGTGCGTTCAGTGGAGCATGGCACCAAGCGCGTGTTGTACCCGCCTGACCAGCCGCTGCCGGACGATGCGCCGGCAAACGCCCTGCAGGCGAATGAGGATATCCAGCTGGCCATCCTGATGATGGTCGCCCACTGGTTCGACAACCCGGGGGCGGTCAACATCGGCAACATCACCAGTGAAATACCCTTGGGTTATCGGCACCTCACTGACCCGCACCGCTGGTACAGCGTATGAGCCTGAACGAGCGGGTCAGGCTGTCCAAGCATGAGGAAGTCAAAGGCCCCACCGGCCAAGTCAAAAAGGCCTGGGTGCAGTTTGCAACGCCTTGGGCCGAGGCTGTGGCGGTCAGCGGCCGGCAGTACCTGGCGGCCGATGCGGAGCGCTCAGAAATCACCATGCAGTTCATCGTGCGCAGTGCCCCGCACCTGCGGGCTGGGCTGCGCGTTACGCGTAACGACGGTCAGGCCTACGACGTAGTGGCACCACTGCCGGACAGGCCGCGCCGGGGTTACACCACCCTCATGACCACCACGGCGAAGACCTGATGCACATTGACTTCACTGGCCTGGATGACTTGGCCGAAGACTTCCTGCGCCTGGAAAAGGGTCTGCAGAACAAGGTCAGCCGGCAGGCCGTCGCGGCCGGCGCGCGGATTGCCCGTGACAAGGTGCGCGCGTCGGCGCCGTTTCGCACCGGGCGTCTCAAGCGCGGCATTGTTTCCAGTGTGGCCAGGCGTTCCGAAACGCCCGGCGAAGTGGTGGCCGGCGTGAAAGTGGCGGCGCCGCGCAAGGACAAGGAAGCCCCGTATTACTGGCGATTCCTGGAGCTGGGCACCGTCCACATGGCCGCAGACCCGTTCATTCGGCCGACCTGGGATAACGCGCTGCCGCAGATCGAGGGCGCCGTTATCAGCAAGCTGGCCGAAGGCATCGACAAGGCCATTACCGGACTCAACTGACCATGATCGAAACCCATCTTTTCACCCGGCTTACGCCGCTGGTGGACGGTCGCCTGTTCCCGGGCGTTGCCCCGGAAGGCACCGCAAAGCCTTATCTCGTTTACACCATCGTCAGCCAGCCCCTGAGCTTCACCCTGTCCGGCCCTGACGGCGGCGGTGACGCCAATGTGCAGGTGACCTGCTGGTCGGATGACCACGTACAGGCCCTGCAGACCGCTCAGGCGCTGCTGGAGGAGGCCACCCGCAGTGGTGCCGAGGGCTTCGGCTGTGCCGGCGCCCAGCGCGTCCCTGACGACCACGAAGCCGGCCTGTATGGGATCGGCTGGGAATTCACCCTTACACCCCTGGAGTAGTGCCATATGGCCGGTAAAAAATCGAAAAGCCAAACAGCCCTGGAGCTGAAACTGGGCATGACCAAGACGGAGGCTAGCGACCCAGCGGCCGTCGGCTTGGTGTATATCGAACTCGGCGCGACCATCAAGGACATCGACCTGCAAGGCGGTCAGGCCGACGAGAACGAAACCACCACCTTTGCCAGCGATGCCAAGGAATACGAGGGTGGTCTGTCGGACGGCGCAACCGTCGCCCTGAACGGCAACTGGGCGCAGGGCTCCGAATCCCACGAAGAAATGATGAAAGCCGAGGACGACAAGAAAAACCGTGCTTGGCGCATCACCCACCGCGACGGCAGCACCGGCCGTTTCATTGGCTTCGTCAAGCAGTACACCTACAAGGCCGCCGCCGGCGGCACCCTGGCGGCCACGTTCTCGGTGCGCGTCTCGGGCAAGGTGAAGTGGGATGCGGCACCGGAAGGGGGTGGGGCATGAACTGGCTTTGGCTGAACAAGCTGTTTCGCCGCAATAGCCTGGCCGACGCGGTGCGCGCCTCGGCGGTCAGCATGGAACGCAACGTGCGCAGCGAGCTGGTATCGGTGCCCGCGTGGGGCCAGTCGGTCTACCTGCGCGGCCTGACCCTCAGCGAGTGGTCGGAGTACACCCGCATGACCCAGGCGCTGTCGCCGGTGCCGCTGGGAGAAGATGCCGAGCTGCCGCCGCCTGATCCGCTGGACGAGCCGTGGAAGCCCTACGGTGCCCGGGCGCTGTATGCCTACCTGCTGGTGACCACCCTGCGCGATGCCAAGCGTGTGCCGGTGTTTGCCCCGGCCGGTACCGCCCAGCGCGGTCAGGACATTGCCGAGGTTGCGCAGAACTTCACCCATGTGCACGACGAGCTGGTCGCCCGCATCTTCGCCTTGAGCGGCGTGAAGGTCGGCACCGAGGATCAGCCCAGCGACCCGGTAGCCGACGCGGGAAACGCCTGACGGCGGAGCCTGGCCTGGCGTTCAAGATGGCGCTTGCCCTGCGCTTGGGGCGCACCCTGAGCGAGCTGGACGATATGCCGGCAGAGGAATACTTCCTGTGGCGCGCCTTCGATCAACAGTCCCCCCTGAGCGACACCCGTGGCGATGTACTGGCCGCGATGATGGCGGCTGCGCCGCTGCAGGCGGCGGGGATGAAAGTGAGCGC